ATTTTTTTTTTGACCGCTTCCAATTGGGCGGTCAATTCGCTTTCGGGAACGTCATTCAACTTTTCCGTAATGGCGGCCAACGCATCGTCCCCAATGTCGGTACAATCTTGGCCATCAATCTTTGTTATCAACGCGGCAAATGCCCGGTGTTTAGGATTGACGCCCGATTGAAGCAAAAACACGCATTGGCGCATATTTTCCAATTCCTGTTGTGCCTGTTCGGGTTTACCGGCCATAAGGAACCGGCGCGTTTTTTCAATGCGCTGGTCAAACGCGGCAATGTCGGAACCAATGCCCGCATCAACCAACAACAACTTTTGATATTTATGGAAACGCACAATCGGCAATTCTTCGATTGTGTCGTAAAATTCCACGGTGTGTTTTCCAATCTTTGCCGTTACCATAATTCCCGGGTTATCAACGTTGAACAAATCGGCGCGGCCAACAATATCCAATGGCCGGTTGCCACGCATAAAGTTAGCGAAATAATGACGCAAACCCACCACGAACAACAGAATTTGCAATTAAACAGTTGTTCGAAAAAGTCATTTGGCGCGTGGACTTGCAACCATTCCAACCATTTCCATTTTGCCGCCAACGCCAACAGGAATGCGGCCGCCAATGCGACGACCGCAACCCAACATACAAATTCAATTATCATATTTCCAAATATAATTTCCGGCGGTTTTTCTCTTGCCACGGCAACACGCGCCAATATCGCCTTTGTTTATTCCTGTTTCCCTGCTTGCTTCGTGTACGCCGCCATAACATTTAACCAAATCGCCATTTCGCGTATAACACAAAACACGTTTCGATAACGGATTGTTTTGCCCGAAACGTCCGCGCATCGAATTTCCGTGTGCCAAACCTTTTACCGTTATTGGATTTCTGTTGTTTTCAGAATACGTTACCCAACGCAAGTTTTCAACGGCGCAATTTTCACGGTTACAATCCAAATGGTCCACGCACGGTTTGTTTTCCGGATTCGGAATAAATGCGGTTGCAATTAGACGATGCAACAAATAAAATTTGTGTCCGCCTTTTCCATCGCATAAAGAAACAATTGGATAACCTTTGTTGCTTTTCCACGGTTTCAAGAATTTACCGGAAATCTTACTAAAAATGCGACCGTCCGAAAATACGGTGTAATTGGGATTGATTGCCAAAACTTTTTCCATAATCATTCAAAACAAAGTTCATCAAATTCCAATATCCCATCAAATCGAATACCATAATACGGGTGCATCAAAAATTGATTGTCAATTTCCGAAAGTGTATAACCACGGTAAATGTTTTCGGCGCGTTCGTAAATCTTATTCAAGACAATACGACCGCCGCTTAAATGCCAACCGGCCCGGCCGTTCAACACGCGCAAAATTTGGGCTTTGATGTATTCGGTATTCCTGTTGTCCGGTTCATCATACACCCGGGTTAAATCGAACCAGACGATAAGGCCGAACGGGGCTTTGATTTCACGCGCCCACGGCCCCGCGTCAATGGTTTGCGGGTCCTCAATTTCAAAAAACGAAAAGTTGCCAATCTTGGCATCCGGGGACGTTTCGATGTAATCGTTTTCGCCGTGGCCGTTCCATCCGCCGCAATAGACATTCGGCGTAATTATCTTTTTGCCGTTCCTCATCTTTGTAAGGCGTTGCGAACGGCCAAAGGCCGCGTCCAACCACGGCAAATTTTCAACCAATCCGGTTTGTATTTCCCCAATTACCCGGTCCAACATAACCGGGTTTTTAATGATGGGTGCGTTTGTGTTAGACATAAAGACGTGTTTTTAATTCGTTCATCAATTCATCGTATGCGCCGCGTTCGACAAATATAACCATCCAATTTGCCATCATCAAACCGAACGTGGAAATGCCATATTTGGCAATAATTCCTTTTGAATATCCGGTTGTTCCGACGATTTCCACGGAATCCCCGGCAAACTGTACGCCCAATTCATCGTGAAACCGGCCATTGATATACAGGTTTGGCGCATCCGGGTTCCTGTTGGCCGTGTACGGGTAATTGATTCGGTCTTTTTTCCACGCGGCATAACGCCCGGCCGATTCGACGGTGTAAAAATATCCGGACGGTTTCAAATCTTCCGAATAATACGGGTGGATGTCTTGACCGTTGGACGCTAAACCGGCGAACAATTGTTGTTTTTGCAATTCCAAGATGTCGTCGGGATGTTTAACAACGACATTGCGGACCAATTCGCCGGTCTGCAAACCGTCGTTCACGTCCGCAACACGTTTCCGCAAGTTGTTCAATATTCCCATAACCCATTTTCGGTCATTTTCGGGCGATTTCCGGGCGTTTCGTCAAAAAGACGGGTAATTTATCATCTTTCGGCCAAACGCCCGTTATACGCCATTTCTTTCAAAATTAACTTATACCGTGCGATATTTCACGCCGTGGTTGTTGCATTGCAAACATACGCGGTCCAATCCCCGCGTGTCAAGCGACAACGCCCGGTACGCCTGTTTCAGTTCATACCCCAATCCGGATGCACGGCCGGTCGGTGCGCCGTCAAGTTCATACAACAATTCGTCACGCGTGACGTTCACTTGATTGCGGTTTACCCGAACATCCGGATTCATTGCGATTGTCCGTAACACATTGGCCGCAACTTGGCGTTGAATGACCGTTGCGAAAATCCCGCGTTGGGAAATGATAAAATCGGTTAAATCGCAACCAACGGATATTTCGACGTTCATTCCGTAATTCATCGTGTTCGTGTAACCGATTTGGCCAATATCGAACATTTCCGGGTATTCGGCGAAATCCAACGGGGCGTGAATCCCGAACGGGGAAACCTGTAAATACTTGGTCATTTGCCGCCAAGATTCAATCGAACCGCCAAGGCACGTTTGGCACGGCTCAACCGACCAATCCTTTGATACGTTCAACGCCCGCATACCGGCTGGCAATTCGTTTTGATTGTAACAGAGGAACCACGCGCCGCCGGAATCGTTGCCGTTTCCATCTGTTCCGGGGATGTAAGGCAAATAAATTGGTTCGGCCGGTGTAAACCATTGAAACCCGCCATTGGTGTTGGTAAACGCCAAATCAATTACGCGCATTGGTGCAACTTGCGACGAATGGAACAGGTACAAACGAACCGTTCCCGTTCCGCCAACCATTTGCAACCCGATTCGTTCGATTTTGGTTGTTACGCCCATCGCACGGACCGGCACGATTTCGAAACCGACAATCTTTCCGGTCGGGTCTATTGTGGCGGCCAATCGGGCGGCCCCGTCAAAGAACGTGCGACGTTCCAAAAGATTGCGGGTTTCCTGTTGCAATTGCTTTTCTTGAATGAAATTTTGGACGGCCGTATTGATTCCGTTAATGGTCAAGTTTCGTACAAAGTCCGAAACCATATCATATTTTACCCACGCGCCCGCCAATTCCGAACCAAAGTCATTATTAAAATCTTGGTTGAAATCGGTTGCGGCCGGGACGATTCCGGTATTGTCATAATTGGCAATCCAAACAATCCCGTCGTGGCGCACCTTGGCCCCGCGTTTATACGTCATTATTTGATTCCACGCCGGATAACTGTACAAATAATCGTCCGGCATAATAGCCCGGACGTTCGCCAACGTGCAAAGCGGGTGCGCACCTTGGAATGTCAAGCCGCTTTCAGATTGGCACAATTCGTTGTCAATTTGCTTTTCCGGGTTGTAATCCTGTTGCCATCCAACAACCGGCAACAATGCCTTTTGAATGTCTTGTAACCTGTACATTTGCAATGAATGTTTGTAAATGAAAAAAGGGGCGGGGCAATACCCCACCCCATAACGATTTCAACAACGATTCAACGATGTTTATTCTACCGCTTTGGTGTTAACCGGGTTGGTTGCTCCGTTCACGACCTCAACAGGCGTTGCAAACGGATTAGCGGCACCAGGGGCGGCCAACTCAACCTTGATAATCGGGTTGGCAACGGTCGTCGGGTCGGAATTGTACGCTACCAAAAAGGCCACGTCAACGGAAAATCCGAAATACTCCTTAACGTTGCAAACCATATCGGCGGACGCTTCGCCCGCAATTGCGGATTGGTCGCCGACGTCGGTGTAATAATGGGAGCCAACCGGCAAATCAATGTACGGCAAACGCACAACGTCCCATTCGTGGAAATTTGCTACTGTGCGGCTCAACGCTTCGCGGTCAACACGGGTCAACACGCCAACGTTCCCATCGGCCACAATGTAACCGGTTGCAAAGATGCCGGCACCGTTCACGATGTTGTTGGTATAGTGGAACACTTTATTGTCGTATTCCAAACGCTTGTTAACGTCGTTGTAAATGTCGTGTTCGGCCATCTTGCGTACCAAGGAATCGAACCCGGCCCCGCCGATAACGTGCAACATTTCCGGATAAGCGTTTGCCCTCATAATCGCGTTCATATCCGCCAAAAATTCCATACGGGCGTTCCAAGGAATTTGCACGGAATTGGACGTGACGGTGTAATACAATTTATCCTTGAACACTTGGGTTTTGTTCGCTTCCAATGCGGCGATTGCCTGTACATCCATTGCGTTCGCAAGTGCGCGGCAAACCTTTTCCATCTTGCGGGCAAAATCGTGTTCATAGGAAATTTCGTTGTTCCTGTACAATTGTGGAACCATCGTGAAACCAACGGCCAGCGTTACCCAATTGACGGTGTACAACGCGGACGTGTTTTCGTAGTCAGCGATGACGCACGAACGGACGTTGGAAACGGTCACGTCGCCATCGTAATTGATAACGGGGATTTGCACGGTGTTGCCAATGGATTCAAAGGCACGGTCGCGCAAGTTGGGGTTGATAATGGAATTGGCGGCGTTGGTTTGCTCAATGAAGAAATCCAATGCGCCGTATTCCAACGGGCGGGCCATATTACGGTCAAATTCCGGATTTTCGACGCGCCAATTTTGCAAACGGGTTGCGATAAGTGACATAATGCAAAAGTTTTAATTGTTAATGTTTTTGCCGGATTGACCCTTTACCCGGTGTTGTTGTTTCTGTTAGTTTAACGAATCGGCAACGCCTTTAACACATCGCGGTTTTCTTTCCACGCGGCCGTCATTGCGTCGTTAAATTCCTTTGACCCGTTGACCAATCCGCGTTCCATCAGTTGTTTTGCAATGATTTCGTGGGCTTGGTTTTGGGATGTTGCCCCGGAAATATCCACGGTCTTGGAACCGCCGCCGCTTCCACCTTGGCCGCCTTGGGAACCGGCCCCGGCTTGTTTGCGGCCATCCTCAATAACACCCATCGTTTTGAGTTCAGCGGAAACAAGTTCGGCAGCCGTGAACGGACGCAAGTTGTTTTCCGGGTTTCGTTTCGGCGTACCGTTTTCCATAAACGCCAATACTTTGCCACCGTTTCCGTCATCAATGTATTCTGGGTTCATTCCCTTTACCTTTTCGACGGCCTGTTGTAACAGAACGGACGTAACAGATGCGGGCAAATCGGCCTTGAATTTAATTCCGGCGGTTGCCTTGGCAAATTCGCCGTCAATCTTTGTTCTAAACATTGCTTTGGCGTGTTCGGCCTTGGCATTGTCATATTCGGTTTTCAAATCGCCATATTGCTTGGTTACGTTTGCCAAATCGGCCTTGGCCTGTTCCAATGCACGTTTGGTTTCCGCATCCGCGCCGCCCTTGGCAATAACCGATTCCAAACGGATTTTCTCTTTTTCCAATTCGGAAACCTTGGTTTGCAATTCGGCGGCGTTACCCGCTTGGGTTTTGATTTCGCCAATAACACGTTTGGCATAATCATACGTTTTTTCGGTTCCACTCTTTGCGATACCGGACGCGGCCAAAATGTCCGCATCCAATCCGCCATAAATTTCGCCGGTCTTTTGACCAATAACGGCGGTTTCGTCGTTCTTGGACATTTCGACAATCGCGGTTTTCTGGTCATCCGTCAAGCCGGACAACGCGGCGTTGGCGTTCAATAATTCGGTTGTAAGTGCCATAATTCTTTCTCTTTGAATTTTTGGTTAATGTCATTTTACTTTTTCGTTTCGCCCGGGATGGTTACTTTGATTGGGAACCCTGTTCGGGGGCTTCTTTTTGGTCCTTGGGCGGGCGTCCCGGTCCGGGCTTTTTGTCGCTCTGTTCGGCTTTCGCCTGTTCGGCCTTGGCGGCCTGTTCGGCAAGTGCCTTGGCAACGGCGGCGTCAACCCTTTCGGAAACGGCCTTATCAACGGCCGCATCGAATTTTTCTTGCTCGGCTTGCGCCTTTGCCTGTTCGGCTTCGGCTTTCGCCTGTTCGGCCTTGGCGGCCTGTTCCTTTAACCACACGTTCGGGTCGTGCAAAATTGTAACGGTGTAACCCTGTTTGCGCAAACTGTTCATAACGTGGGCTTCGAAAATCTTTTTGCCGAACTTTTGTACCCGGGGTCTGGAAATACGTTTGCCGGTCTTTTGGTCGAATTGTACGACCTCAATAACGGCGTGATAATCCTTTTCTTCTCCCTTGGGGACAATGTAATTGTCGGCGGTCAACTTTTCAATCGGGGTATCGCGCCCGTCTTTTGTAATCATACGTCTTTACGGTATTTGGTTAAACATTGGCCGGTTCGGGTTTCTGTTCATCGGCATATTTCCGAAATTCGGCCATAATAATTTCAATCTTTCGTTTGTACGGTATCGCTTCGCCGAAATCCAAAATGTTGGTGTTTTCACGTTCGAACCGGCGTACAAAATTAGGAAAGTTCAATTTAATACGCAAATCCGTTTCGGAAACCAACTTTTTGTCAAACAGTTCGGAAACCTCAATGCGTGACAAATGGCGGAACGGTTCAAGTTCGGCCAATATCAACATACGGCGTAATTGCGTTGGGTCGTTACGGTATTCGGTTTCCAAGATTTGTTTTTGCATCATATCCAATTCGGATTCCGACGCGCCCGCATCCTTGGCGGCCTTATACCGTTTACGCAATTCATCCGGGGAATACAAGTAAAATTCCGTTCCGTAATTGATTTTCGCCGAAATGAAATACCGTCCATAACGCAACCGGCAAATGGTTTCATCAACCCATTGTTGGGCGGCTTCGAAACCTTTTTTAACCCGGTTCAATACAGTTGTAACGCTTTCAAAATTCGCTTGTACCTGTTGTTCGTTGAACGCATCACGGTTCGTTACAATTTCATCTTGTCCGACAACGGCCGTAATGATTTCTTCACGCAACCGTTTTTGTTCCCCAACGTTGTAATCAAGGGCGTTTCGGTCAACGGTCAACATCTGTACAGGGTTTCGCAAATCTGGCTGGTTTTCGTCCGTGTTCGGTACGGGGATTTCCACGAACGAACCGGCCCCGATTATACGTTTGTTTCCGCATTTCGGGCAACGCATCAGTAATCCGGACATATCCAACCGGTAACGGCCTTGTTTGTCGCGCAAAAACCCGCCGTCGCAATAATCCCCGTTTTCCGCGTTCGTGAAATCGCAACTTTGTTCGTACCCGGACAAAATGGGATATGCGCCCATAAGGTCCAATTGGCGTTTGGAAATGTGGAAAAATTCGAACCAATCCAAACTTTCCAATTCGGCGGACAACGGGGATGCCTTTACGTCCGGGTCGTCCAACGAAATAGGTTCATTCCAAAAAAACCGCGCCGGGCAATAACCCAAATCGTGCGGGGCTTCAATCTTTGGCATACCATCAATTGTTCCGGTGTGCTTTTTGTCGTCCCAAACACGGTATGTTTCATCATCCAACACAACGATTTCGTCACGACGGCGGAAAACGATATAATCCATTTGTCCCGTGGTCGGGTCCGCTTTGTACGTAATCACGTCGTCAATCGGCAACCAATAAAAATACGGTTCCGGCAATTCGGTATTCTGTTCCCGTGGTACGTCAACGATTAGAACGGAATTGATTTCGGATTTGAAAAATTCCCAACCTTTCGTCGCCCATACATCGGGTTCGTTCAACTTGGTTAATCTGTATTGTTCCCAATCGTCCCGTTGGGCCGTGTTGACGAATTGGTAATTGAACGCGGGGTTACGCCCGTCGAATATACGGGAAAGTTTGTTAAAGCATACGTCCGTTATCTCATTGGTTTTTATGGGATAACGGAACAATGCTTTGAACAAAACAAATTTGTCGTGCGGCAAGATATTTTCAACCATTGCCAAAAATTGGGTCAATGGCAAAGAAATATACGGTGCATTGAAAGATGTAACACGTTTGACCGTGTGAAATTTGATGCGCATTTGATGCAATTTCGCACGGCTCAATGTCGCGGAACTCTTATTTTCCGCAATCTTTTTTCTTATCTTGGCGACGTCGTAACCCATTGTTCACAAATTCGAATTTTGAATTTTCCGGCAAATACCATCCGCCATTGTTCGGCATCCTCAACAACCGTTCGGCGTGGGATATTTCAAATTCCCGGGTAACATCATTTGCCATTAACGTTACCGTGGTTGTCTTGGCATTCATAACTATCCAGCAACAACCAAATCGGTCAACGGGTTAAAGTCGGTTGGCGACACAATCACCAAGTCGTCGGAATAGTTGTCGGGATATTGCCAAGAAATGGCGTTGGAATCCTTGGCGTCGTAATTCCCGTGAGTCTTGGAACCGACAAACAATGCACAAATTGGAATTGGCGAATAATCACCATCGGTTGCGCCCTTTATGGCTTCAATCTTTCCGTTTTCGTCAAACAGGAAAACGCCAAGATTATTGACGGCGGCTTCACATCCCAATTCTTTCATCATCTTAATGACGGATTGAGGAATGGAACGCAACGAACCGGCAAATTGAACAGGGTTGCCGCCCAACACGGTAGGAATACCGCCCAAATCGTCGTTACCGCCGGACGTCAAACGGGCGTCGCCGCCGGAATCAGCGGGTGCGTTGATGTACGGGGATATTACGATTTTAGAACCGTCTTGGGCGGCCATCAATGCAGTCCAAGATGCTTTCAACAGGATGGACGCTTCTGAGGTAAACTTGTTTGCGGTTCCATCGGCTTTACGCAAGCGTTGGAATGCAACTTTTTGAATTTGGCCGAAATTTTCCGGGCAAGTGACGCTCGGGATGGTCGTAATTGCGGCGGCGGCCGGGCATTGACAGATAAGTGGCATAATGCAGAAATGTTTTAATTGTTTATGGTTTTACGGCTTACCCTTGGCCGCTTTCGTTTGCAAATGTAGTTATTTTTTCAAAAAACCGCACCAAATCAATTTTCTTTTGTGAAATGGGTAATTCCTTAACTTTTCACCAAACGCGGCTAAAAGCACCCGAAAAATGGCCTTAATGAACACGAACGCCACGGGATGCGGCATTATATGGTTTCGTGTTTCCGTCGGCAATTTCCTTTTCATAAATCCCGGTTAATCCATCCGCGTCGTCGTCGTGGGTATTCGCATCAAACTTGCGCAAGAATCCCACAATATGGTCGTGGAATTTCTTGTACCGCGTTTCCCAGCCGAATGGCATAACGATATGTTGATTGACAAACGGCGCATTCGTGACAATTCGGGATTCCTTGTTGTCGCTTTGGTAAAACGGGACCGTCAACGCCCGAACCTTTTTTTTCACAACCCGTTCGTATTGGGACCCGCCGTTGTTCGATTCAATCCACGCTTTTTGTACGCCATTGTTGTTAATCATCCGGGGAACGGTCACGGTCGTAACCTCTGTTGATTCGTCGGTAAATTCAATGTCCGTTATCAATGCGAACAACAACGGTTCCATTCGGTGTTTGGCTTCGTTCCATATTTGGTTTTCGGACCGGTATATGTCATAAGACGCGGCAAACAAGAAATCGTCACCAGAGTCTGCCACATCAACGTAACAACCCGAACGGACATATTGGCCCCAATCCGATTTTTCAACCCACGTTTTGAACGGTTGGTAAAGATACGCGGTTGCGTCGCCCGGGTTGCCTTGGTACAGGCATTGGAAACCCAACGGGTCCAATTGTTTTTGTTGCAACAGGCGTTCCAACGAATGGCGTTGCGGCCACAACGGTTGCCCGGGTTCCCTGTTGTCAATTTCCGTCGATTCGCCGGTCTTGATTGCTTCAAAGTTGACCAATACCCACGCGCCCGACGGGATGTTGTCAAAATCGGACCATCGTTCAGCAAACACGACCTTTTCCGAATCAATGATTTTGCCAATAATATCATCCGGATTCCACCGGGTAAAGACGACCAATTGTTGGGAATCATTGTGCAAACGGGTTTGTGCAACTTTCGTGAACCAGTCCCACGCGGCCGTCCGGATTATCGGGGAATTGGCTTCGGTGGAATCTTTGTACAAATCATCGTAAATCATTACGTCCACGGTCTTGGACGTCAACGAACCGCCACGGCCCACGACGCGCAACGAACCGGTATGCCCGACAATTTCGAACACATCCGAATTGCGCAAGTAATTGTTGGCAACCGTTACCACGTTGGACCCATTCAATTGCGTATCCGGGAATAATGCCCGGTATTTATCCGAATCAATCAAACGTTGAACATCGCGGTTGAAATCCTTGGCAATGGTTGCGGCATACGAACAAATGCAAAATTTCAAGTCCGGAAAATGGCCCAACATATCGGCCGGTAAAAACCGGCTTGAACCTTGGGATTTGCCGTGTTGCGGCGGGGCCTGTATGATTAGTTTGCGAATCTTGCGTTTCACGAACATATCCAATACCCGGTAATATGCAACGTGAAATGGCGTTGGGTCAAAGTTCGGGTCCATATATTCAGCAAACCACAACAGGTTACGCCGTGCGCCCTCTTGTAAAAACAATTCCTGGTGTTCCGACAACACCCGGGTTATTTGCATTGTATCAACGTCCATAATCACATAATCAACTATCAATCCCAATATTTTCAAAATTCGGCCACCTTGCATTCATAAACGCCGTAATGGATTTCACGACGCGGTTGTATCGTTCATCGGACAAATGGCCCAAATGAATAATAATAACATCTTCGTCCGGGTCTTGCGGACCATCCGTTTTTCCAAACCCCGCCATATTATAATGCTTGTTCCATTATTACACGACCGCAATAATTTTCGTTTATGACAACGAAACCGCGCCGTTTGTACCAATCAACACGCCATCCGGGCGCGGCCGCCAATTGCATCTTCTCATACCCACGTTCGCGGGCCAATTTCAACGCCTGTTTGATAAGTTGGTTTCCATATCCTTGACCGCGAAATATTGGATGGACTTTTACATTGGCCAACCACGCAATGCCACTATCTTTGTCGCCATCCCCGTACACGGAACAAATGGCATAACCATTCGCCAATACGATTGTGACAAAATCGGTTTCAATATCTGATTCGTGTATTATCATTTCCCGTTTATTGCATCAATAACTTGCGCCAATAGGTTATCCGGAACGTTGGCCAATGTAATACCCGGCTTCGATTCCGTTTCAATCTTGCCGGTTAATTCTTGGATGTGCTTATTGGACCATTCGCCCGGCGCACGATTGCACAACGCAAAGATAATCGCCGTTGGATTCGGCGCGGCCTTTTTGTGTACAACCTTTGTTTTCGTGACTGTTCCTTTGCCATCTTTCCCCGGTGCCGTTTCCGTTGTGGTTTCATCCCATTCGTAACCGCGTATCAGTTCCAACAACGAACGTTTACAGTCAACGACCAATTGGGAATCGTACCAATCTTGGTATTCCTGTTCGGCCTTTTTTACCCGGTCTGAAAAGTCCGAATCGTTTGCCAAATGGGCGTAAAACGTCGCCTTTGACACACGGGCGGCCGTAAACGCATCTTTATACGATTTCCCGGCGGCAATGGCCTTGCACATAATTTCCACTTTGGTATCGGTCCATTGTGGTTTCCGGCCTTTTTTCTTGGGTTCGGCCTGTTCGATTTTCCCATTATCATTTGCCATAACTCAATTGTTTTTGCAAAGTTAGTGAATTTTCAAAATACGACGAACCCCGGGCAGTTTGTGTTTCGTCCGGGAATTTGTCAACGTTGGTAAATGCCATCGCCTTTAATGGCTTGTATTGTTTCGATTTCGCAAAGGATGTGCGCGGCGGCGGTTGCCAATTTCTTTATCCATTCGGATTTGTTGTTACCGCCGTAATTCGTCGGGTCGCACATCCCGGCGGCCACTTGCGCATCGAAATACGGCGCGGGTTGAAAATCGCCACGTTGTCGTTCTTTGTCAATCTTTCGTTTCGCATCGGAAACAATTTCAATCGCTAGTCTTGCCATTGTGTTTTGTGTTTTTGGGTAATACTGAAATACACGCGGGGCCGTCTTTGTCAACGGGGAATCCGACTATTTCGCACACGCGTTGCGGGTCCCACCAACCCGATAACACGTAATGCAAACAATCGCGGCATTTCAAATCGGTTATTTCTTTTCGTTCTTTTTCCATAATGAACATTTATCGGTCGCCCATCGTGAATATATCATTGCAAGACAATTGGCATATACCTTTACCCCATCAATCGTTCGGTGTTGGTGTTCACGGTCCCAATTGGCGCACGTTTCACAAATCTTTTTTATCCCGGCCATTGCTTCAAACGTTCTTTGGCCTGTTTTGGCGTTTTCAAATCCGGGTTTTCCCGTATGAATTTCAAGAATTGTTCCCGGCCCAATTTCCGGTAAATAGGCACGAAATCAACCCGGCACAAATCGCACGGTTCCCCGGGTTCAATTGCTTTTTCCCGGCCAGCCTTTTCCGCTTCAATGGAACATTCGAAAATGTCGTGGCCGCGTTTGTCAACAATGACATAATCGAATCCATCAACCGAAATTTTGCCAAAATGTCGGGCAATCGAAAACATCGAATTAGCCCAATATTGTTCCGTCATTACAATTGCGTTCATTTCTGTTCGATTTTAGGGATAAATGCCGCATCCGGGCAACCGTCGTTGTAAAACTTGACACATACCAAAAGGGCGTGTCGGTCGGCGTCGTCCTTAATGGAAATAAGACGTTTTCCCGTCCGGCCCTCTATTGCGTCCCAAATGGCCAAAATATATTGCGGGTCGTTGTGCTTTTCGTAATCCGCTTCGAAAAAGAAATGGTTTCCGCCATTCTTTGGTTCGCACGGTTTACCGGTCAACGATTCGACCATTTTAACCAATTCGGCATCAAAGGCCGTTAATTGGGATTGCCAATAATTTTTCATCATTCGCCGATTTCGTCAAACAATTTTTTTACGTTATCATCTTCACCGGTAACGGTCACTTTGGCCGAATTGTTACCGGCAACGGCAAGTTCAACCAGATTGCAACCATATTCGGCCGCGTTCTTTTGGATAAATCCCGCCTTTTCAACAGGCAATAAAATAGTTTTTATTGTCATTTTCTTTTCGGTTTAATACGTTGTTGCAAAATATCCCATCCGTCGGAATCCAATGCCATTGCCCGGGGATATTCTGTAATGTCGCCTTTCGGCACGATAAGGTTGTAAACGCCCAATTGGACCTTAACAGGCATTTCCACGACGCGGCGCGGGTTGCGCATCATCCATCCGTAACCCTTGCGCGGTCGGTCCTGTTCCGGGATGCAAGTTGCGGCCCAATCTTCCGGCGTGAACTGTTCGATTGGTTTAACGTCGTACAATTCCACGAATCCACAAGTAACGCCGGACATCCGGCCGGGAATTTCGGGTTTTGCCGACGCGCAAACCAACAAGTCGCCGCGATAATTGGTGTTCCGGGTGCGCACCTCAATTGTTTTTTCGGCGTGATATTCCCCGGATTCATTCCGGAACGCAACACGCGTTAACAGGTCCGCCCACGGTTGTTTTACCGAAAGGGCCTTGAAAACGTCGTGTTGGTCCGGGTTGTAATCTTTACGGTCAATTTGCATAATTGTTCGTTTTAGAAGCCGGCGGGCAAATCATCATCCGCGCCCATTGGTTGATAACTGCCGCCGGGCGTGTATTCCGGGGCTGGGGCTGGGGCCTGTTCGGGTTTCTTGCCGCCCAACAATTCCATTTCATCCACGATGATTTCGGTAACGTACCGGGTTTGTCCGGCGTTATCCACATACGACCGCGATTGAATCTTGCCGACAACCAAAAGCGGGGTTCCCTTTTTCACGAATTGTTCGCACACGCCCGCAAGGCCAGTGCGCTTGACAACGATATTGTGCCAATCTGTTACGTCGGGAATCTGTTTGCCGTCCCGGGTAGTAAATCCGCGTTCGGTCGTGGCCAACGTGAATTGTGCGACCTTTCCGCCGTCTTGGAATGTGGTAATTTTCGGGTCTTGGCCAACGTTTCCTTTCAAAAATACCTTATTCATTTTGTCAACTGTTTGTTAAATTTAACTTTTTTCCCGATAATGTAGTTGTACAACGCTTCAAAATCCTCATTTGATGCGTTTTTGGCTTTGTGGAAATACATAATCGGGTATAATGTGTTCCCAACTTTTTTATATACGCAAGGACGTTTTGTTACGGTCCTATCTATAACAAATTCAATCATTTTCAATCGTCAAATTTCGCACCATATAACAAGTACATCCGTTTATTCCCGGACCATCCGGCGGCGGCGTTCAAACATTCCCGGTCAGCGTCCCGGACAAATTCAACCCACACGCCCGAAATGGCGGCATTCTCAACAATCCGAACCAACCGGCCAACAAAGTATTTCCGGAACCGGTAATAATCGCATTGTTCATTTATTGCCAAAACCCGTTTAGTGTTCTTGGGATGCGGCGTTTTCGGTGCGCGGCCGTTCCGCTTGAAATTTGCTTTGGCAAAATCCTTTCGGATTGACCAGCGCACTAATTCGTTGTAATCTTTCATCCTTGCGGTTCGTTAGGGTCGCAAACGTCCGGTTTATCCACGGAAACCAACACGGGTTGCAATGGTTGTCCAAACGTCAACAAAGATACGAAAATAACGCCGGTTTCCTGTACGCGTTTCAGTTCATCCGGGGAAAATTCCCAACACGTGTTGATTTGGCCCGTTTCGGGCTTTCCGACGCGTTCGGCCGGTAATGGTTGGTATTCGGGTTGGTTCGCGCCATATACGACGTTTGCGCCATCAAAATTTAATGGTTTCATATTCCTTTTTCAATTGTTCAACAATCAACAGGTTTGCCGGATATATCCGCATATTGCGCCGGTCGCCATTCTCCCAACGGTTGTGTTGTTCAAACGAAAGGATATTGACGTTTCGCGGGTCGTGGGCCATTTCCGGGTGTGCGCCACGCGTCAAGATGTGGGAAATATACGTTGCCGAATATTGACGCAAAGGGCGCATCGTTTCCGAACAAATATGCGGGTAATGGTTCCAACACCAACGATAAAACCTTTCGTTTTCCGCCGGGGTGTGGCCGGTCCCGAACAATTCCCGTTGGACTGAAACCCGTAAACGGATTTCCATTGTAAAGCGCCGGTCAATCAACGGTTCGATTCCGTGCGCTTTGCAAAGGTCATATTGTTCGCGGGTATCAATCAAGAATGGTTCCATTATTCGCCGGGCATATCATCCGGCCCGTCCAACGGGTCCGGTTCATCATCGGCCGCGCCGTTGTCGCCGAACAAAGACATTTGCGCCTGTTTGCCCTTGAACAAATACGCGTAAACCTCTTTTTTGATGGATTCCACAATGGTTTCCAATTCTTCTTCGAACCCGAACGAAATTGTGGACATCTTAATACGCGGGGTATTGATGCACGTTTTTAGGCCGTTGGGCGTTTCAAACACAGACGTAATGACAACGCCGGTATTGTCGCCGGTCCCGGACCAAGCGACGCCGCGAACCTCAATTTTTGCCAACAGTTCGTCGGCAAAATTACGCGCCAACATCTTTTTGGATTCGGGCAATCTCATTTCGTCGGATTCCAACAATGTAAGAAATGACGTAATGTTGAACACGCGAGCCACAATTGTACGCAAGTCAGTGAACATTGCAAACAAATCCGGGTGTACGTCGCGGGAACACGTTTCGTTCCGGTCAATCAATGACGTTTCGCCGTCAACAATTTGCGTTACTTGGTATTCCGCTTGGATTCCGCCTTTCGGCAACAATTTGACCTTGGACAAATTAAAGTCCTTTTCGGTCGGGATGGTCTGTAATTCTTTTTCCATATTGCTTTTGGTATTAGGATTGTTTCTTATCTTCCGGTGCCGCCGGTCCGGGTTGCAACACAGTTAACGCAACATCAATCAATTTAGAAATATCTTCCAATACGGCGATTTGCGCCGGGGCCGCCTTATCCTTGCGGGCGTGAATCAACCAATTGTTGACGTATTCCCGGACTAATCCGGGCGTATTGTGAAATTCAATTGTCTTTGGCATAATGTTGGGTATTTAATTGTTAAAAATCGTTTTGGTCCAACAGTTCGGCCGCCGCATCGCTTATTTTTGTGAAATTTTCGATTTCCGGGGCTTTCTTCGGTCGGACGGGTAATTTATCATCTTTTTCGTTTGCGTTCAAAATAGGGCCATTTCCGGCCATTTCCGGGGCCACGCCGAATTTCTTTACCGCATCCGCCGCAATCTTGGCGGCGTCGCTTGCCGCATCGACGATTTTGGTAAAGGTGGAAACCGGGTGGTTCGCTTGTTCTTCTGGGTATTCCTTTACTTTCAGTTCCACCAACCCCAATTCAAGGATAACAGGCAAACAACGGGCAACCGCCTTTACATCCTCAATCGCATTATGCGCCGGGAACGTTTCGCCCGGGAAACAACGGGAATACAGTTCAGAAAGATTCTGGAATTTCAACCGGCCGTTCGCCATTCGGGCATCAACCCATTTCATCGTCGGGCGCATCGTGTCAATTCGCTTGCCCTTATACAACGCGGCGTCCACGTCGTTTGCGTCGTAATATTCCCGGCCAAGTTCGCGCAAGATGTTGGCTTTGACAATGCCAGTATCGAAATGGATGTTATGGCCGCATATCAAACCGGCATCGTGGCAATCCTGTATGAACATATCCACGACGGCGGCGAACGGTTCCCCGTGTTCCAACGCGTATTCCGTGGTTATGCCGTGGACCGCCACGGTATCATCCGGGATTTCCCACCCATCCGGGCGGATAATGTGGTTTTCAACCTTGCAACCGTGAATCCACGCCATTTGCACAACGTGCGGGTAATCTGCAAAGTCCGTGTCCCATTTGGCCGAACGGTCCGGAATCCCGGTCGTTTCGGTATCAAAAAACAAAACGTCGTTAATTGTCATTTCGTAGAGCCTTTTTTTGTGTGTTACTTGGAATCAATGATTGCCCGGGTTCCATCGGGCTTGTTGCCGTACAACGTGCATCCGGCGCGGGTTATATCTTTCCATTCGCCAACCGCATTTTTGAACGTGGCAACAGTCAAAGACCAACCCGGCCCTCAAATGGTAAAATCCACATAATCGTTTTCGTTAATCTTTCGCATATTGTTTTTGTGTTAAAGTGTTCGCGGGTCCTCAATGTAAACGTACAGGTTTTCGGCGGCAAACTGTTTCAGCCAATCCAAGTAATCCGACATTTCCGAAACGGACAAATCCCGTATTCCCTTGATTTCTGTACATCCAAAATAACCCTGTTCCGCCTGTTCTTTCGTTGGCGGTATAAATGTTTCAAAAATTGACGGGCATTGTTGCCGCAACCATTCATCAACCTTTTTTTCATTCATTCGTTCCCCTAATTCATAAAGGGCCGTTTGAATGGTCGGAACAATGTAATTGTAATAATACGCCAATTGCAATTCACTTGAACCGGGCGTGGCCGCATCAAAACGGATAACCACGCGTTCGCCTTTATGTTCCGCGCACCAAGCGTTTACGCGTTCCATCGGAATACGTAAGCGGCCATCTATCCCAATCAACCCGGATTCGCTTATTTTTTGCGCTTTCATAGTCAATCCGCTTTTGCTTTCGGAATCAATACGGGTTCCAATTCCGGGTATTCCTCAACGACATATTGGGCGACGGTCAAATTGTACGCTTGCATCCCTAACTGTCGGATGTATTCGCGTTCGGCCAACGGTCCGTTGTATCGCTTGGCAATTACGGCCATAAACAGTTCGGCGAATTGGTCAACGGTAACGCCAATGAATTTGTCGCATACGTGGGCGGGCAATTTGAAACCCTTTGCGCCGCCAACCTTTCGCATCGCCGCGTATGACGCGCGGGCCGTCTTGCGGGTTTCCCGTTGTTCGGTCAAGTAACCGGCCAAGTTTTCGCGGAACCGGTCGTTTTTAATGAAATCTTCGACCGTCATTCCCTGCAATGCCTTGCAAGATGCAATCTTTTGTTGTGTTTCTTTGTCGTACATATCAGTATATCCGGGACGGCATCGGGACCGCCCCGGCGATTTGGTTTAACGTTCGGTGTATTCTTCAACCATCATTTCGGTTTGTCCGCGCTGGACCTGTTCGATAAATCCTTGGAATCCGTTACGGCGGGCAATGTCAATAATTGTTTCAAGCCGCTTTTGGCCCAACGATTCGCCACGGGCGATTCGGAAAACCTTTACTTTCGGATTTGATGCGATAACCAATTTGGCCGCAATTTCCATCGTTTGCGAATCCGACACCTTGCCGGGGACGAACGGAATGCCGTTCAACGTCAACCCATCATCAGTAAATGACAATCCGGCAATCGGCAATTCGGCGGATGCAATCAACCCGGCGCGTTCGCTTGCCAATTTGTCAATGTCAGAATCCATCTGTTCGGCCTTGGCCTTGACGGCTTCGTACTGTTGTTTCTTTTCCTTGAATTGGCAAACAAGATTGAATCGTTTGTTGTGGGCTTCAGCATTGGCCAACAGGGCCGGAACGTCGGTTTTTTCGGGGTTGTTGGCTTCATACTTTGCCAACCAATTTTCGCCATTTTCCTTGCGTTCCGCAAACGCCTTGCGTTCCGCTTCGATTGCGGCGATTGCTTCCGCGTGGGCGGCATCGACCTTTTCGCGGGCAATCTTTGCGTCGGCAACGGCCTTTTCGTATGCGGCTTTCGCGGCGGCAACGGTTTCGTCAATGAGCCGTTTCGCTCCGGTCAACGTTTCGTCAACCACTTTTATCCGGTCGGGGATTTCGGCCAACTGTTGTGTGCGTTGCGCAACGGTGGCGCGTACCGTCTTGGCCTTTTCAATCAATTGCGCATTGGTCTTTTGGCGTTCCATCAATGCGGTAACGTCCACGGGTGCGGCGTATTTCTCAACGTCGCCCGGGGCCAACTGTTTTTCGATGGATTCATACAGGGCGGCAAACGTCTTGACATCACGGTTTACGCCGGTGCGTTCCGCTTTCATCGTGGTAACGGTTTCGTCAATTTCCGCAATCCTGTTCCGGACCTTTTCGGGCAACAGGGCCTTAACCACGGCAATTTGTTTGCGGCGGCCATCCGCCGTTTCGGACCAACGGGAAAATTCCACCGCGTCGAAATCTTGATACCCGAAAATGCGTTGCAACATCGAAATATTGTTGGTCGCCATTCCGGTTGTCTTTTGCTTGATGGTAAGCGTTCCGCGTGGGTTCGCTTCTGTGAACGACAATTGTACGTCGTATTCTTCGCCATCGTCGCCCACAACCATTTTGGCAAATCCCTTGGATGCGCCGTTGCGCAACACGTCGTCGCGTTGGCCGGTCAACAATGCGCCGATTGCTTTTAACAACGTGGATTTACCTAATTCGTTGTCGCCGGTCACGAAATAAACCGTTCCGTCAAAGTCGGCGGAAAACTGTTCGATAACTTGGAAATTCAAAAGTTCCAATCTTTTAATGTACATCGTATCGCTTTTTTGTGGGGCCAGTTGCCCGGCCCCGGGTTAATGGATTATAACTTAAAATTCGACATATCGAAATAACCAACCACGCATTTTTCGCCACAATTCCAAGCGTCCAAAATAACGCCATCAACACACGCGGTTTCGTGGGATGCAACCGTAATGACATAACGGCCGGACGGATGCGTTTCTGCAAACTGTTTGGCGGTCATTCTCTTTTTGCCTGTAACGGCCGGGCAATGGGTCCATACCGCGCCGCCCTCAATCAACCAACGGCGGAATCCGGGGCCGTCATTCGGTACGTTGAAATCCCGGCGAGCCTTGGCGGTCAAGTAATCGAACGATTCGACCCACGAACAGGAAATGGCGTTGGCCAACGCACGTATGGCGCAATCGCCACGGTCCCATTTTAACCCGCGTTTTTCAGCCCAACACGGGTTCGGGTTCTCAATCCGGAAATGCGGCCCGGATTGGTAATACTTTTGAAATCTTTTCGTGTCCATCATAAGACATTTGGTTTTGTTCCCAGGAATCGGCCCGGTCCGTATTTTTCAAAAGAAATGCAATCTATGGTTTTCGGTTTGCAATTGGATTATTGTGGCCATTCTTCGCACGAACTTTACCGGAAAGTGTGATTTTGTATTACGGCAAAATGCCAACTTAAACGCCTGTGACATTCACATATTTTTTCACGGGGCGTTGACGGTCTTACGCCTAAAAACATCAAAGATTGCATTTCAAAGAACTTTGTACCCACGGCCGGAATCGAACCGGCACGCCATACGGCAATTGGTTTTGAATCAATCGCGGCTACCATTACGCCACGTGGGTATGTGGGGAAATAAGGTTGGCTAAGCCGGAACCCGCACAATGTGCGTATATTATGCCGCCGTCGCGGACTTATTTTACCCTCGCCGCTTCCGCCTTATTTCCTTTGTTGCCCCGCCACGATTCGAACGTGGATTACCGGAACCAAAATCCGGGGTGTTACCGTTACACCACGAAGCAAAGTCTATTTAACGAACCGGTACAAAGCACATTTTGTTTCCCGCGCGAAATTTTGAAAACGAAATAGCCCAAATCATTTTTTTTGAATCAACGCCACCAGCATTGAACAAATCCGGGTATTTCTGTTCCAACTCGAACGCCGTTGCAATAACATATCCGCGACCCATTACAAGTTCATTGGCTATTTCCTTAAAACGGCGGTCAACTTTGCGACGCAAGATGTAATCTTTTGCGTTCGCGGCGCGTAAAGTTTCACGCAATGCAACGTTTTACCAATAAATCATTCCGAATTTCGTTACCTGTTCCATAATTCTTTGTCGTTTTGTATCCCGGAACCCGCCGGGGCGGTGGTGTTGTTTCCTCAACCCGGGTACAAAGATAAGGATAATTTTTATATTTCCAAACATTTTCAGTTAAATTTTACGAAAAAGTCGTGTTTTGTCCTCAATCGCCGGATTCCATCGTACCGTTCCGGCCGCCAATGCCTGTTCAAACGCGGCGTCGGTCGGCCCGTGTTGGCCTAATTCGAACCAATGTTTGAATTTGGCCCGCTTGACAATAACCCGGCAAATCCCGTTCGGGTCCCGGGCAATATACGCATCAACTTTTGTTTTCATCTTCGTTTGTCTTTCGGTAATCGCCGCCGGTTTCCTTATCCATCCGGCGCAACAACCGACGTTGTTTCCGGTCGTATTCTTTCAAACAGGCATCCAACCCGTATATGACCATCAATTGGCGAATCGTCAAAAGTACGTCGGCGATTTCGGTAATAACCTTTTCCGGGGTTGTCAGGCCGTCCTGTTCACGTTCCAATTCGGTTATCAATTCGCCCATTTCTTCAATGGCCTTTCGCTTTTGATGTTCCGGGCCGTAATGATGGACGGCCAACAACGGAACCGTCAACGGTTTTAATTTTTCCATTTCTTCAATCAAAATATCCGTGTTCTTTTATGTATTCGATTCCCTTTTTGCGGGCATATACCATCCCGTTTTTACACTTGCGTAAATACCCATCATCCGCCAATTTTTCAATAAGTGGCACGATATAAGAAAAAACCGCATATTGTGAAACATTGCCGAATCGCTGGACAATTTCCGCAAACGTTCCGGGTTTTGCATAAACCGACGCAATAATATCGCCTTTGTTGGTTTTGGGGTCCACGTTCATATCAAAACAACTTTGGTGTTGGGTCCAACAAATGCGCGTTCAACGCGTCCAACTCTTTTTCCAACCGCCGGGATTCATTCAAAATTTCCGATTTGCGAAAAGCGAAATACCGGCGTTGCGTGTGTCGGACGTGTGCGACGAATCGCACGTATTCCGCCGCCTGTTCGGGCGTTATTTTTTCCAAATTTTCGATTTGCGGGCATTTCGTCCCGTCTTGGTACAACTTATCCATTTTTCTTTTTGCGTGTCTTTATAGGCTTGGAAATGGCCTTTTTCGCGGGCCGTCCTCTTTTCTTGGCCGGTTGTGCTATTTCGGCGGCTTTCCGTGCCGATTTCGGGGTTTTCTGTTCTATTTCCGGGCGATTGTGTGCGCAATCCACGAAATTTTGTACGATTCCGCCCCGGAAATGGTCGCATTGCGTACACTCTTTCGAACCAACCTTACGCCCGGGGTAATGCGGGCAAACAGGCGTTACGATAACAAAGATTCGGTCCATTTAATCATCAAGTATTCGTATCAAAACAATTTTTGATATTCCCGTTCCGGCAAATTAGCCTTTACCCATTTCGGTTCATTAACTAACGCCCACCGGCCAAAGTGCATTAACAACAGGGCGTCGGCGTTCCATAATGTCGCATTAACGCCCGGGTACAATTGCGCGGCCGCATCCTTATACCGGCGTTTCCGGTCGGCCTTTTCTTCGTGAACGCCACGAACGCGCAATTTCAATTTGGTTTGCCACGAAAGCGGATGAACCAATACATACGGAATCCCGGACATTTCGATTAGGGCTTTAAGATGTTCGAAATTCGCCATCATCTTTTGCACCCGGTACAACTTTCCCATCGCGGCCCGGTCGCCCTGTACAACTACGTCGTCCGGACGGACCGACAATTTTTCCAAAAAGACAATCGGTTTGAAATTGTCTTTGTAATACGTGATGAAATCCCGCAATTCGGTAATGTCTTTCGGCATCTTCAACACCTTTGTATTGTGGCCGGGAACAAACACGGCAATTCCGCCGCCCGCGCCCGGGTCAATGCCAATAACGCAATTGATTTTAATTTTCTGTTCCATCGAAAAATATGTTACTTTTTTGCTCTATTTTGTAATCGTTGGGCCTTTTGAATGATACGCCAATTTTGATATAACAGACAATCCCGGCCAAACGGTCCATTGTATTTTTTACAAATGATTCCGGCGTAAACGTCGTGTAAAGTGTATAAGTATTTATCGGGTCGTGGAATACGACGATATTGTTTTTCCCCATATTTGCACGTTGTACACGGTTTTTCCATTATTCTAATTTGATGTAATCGGTAATGTTTATTCCCTGTTCAACAATTCGGCGGAATGTTGCGGACAACGCCTTGCGCCGGGCCAATACGAACGAACCGTGTTCCAATTCCGGGTCGGATGTCCCGGATTCCTTTAACCGGCGAACGTCGCCGACATATCCGCGCCGGGCGTAATCGTTGATTGTGCGTTGCAATATAACCTTTTGTTCTTCCAACGTAATTTCGATTTTATCGGCAAGTCCGGCATCGGCCAATTCGTTGTAACATAACCTTTCAGCAATTAGCGACATTTCGGGCAACCGGCCGGTTGCTTTTAACGATTCGAACGCATTGATGCAATTACGGCGGGTTTCGTTCCTGTAATACCTATCTTTTGCCGGGTCGCGTTTTGGTTCCTCTTTCGGGACCGCTTCGTTTGCTTTCCTCAATACCAACGCCCGGCGGCCTTTGTACGCGTTCAAAATTTTGCATACATATTCGGCGTTGAATTGCTGGTAATGGTTTCGGTCGGGTTGGCCATCGCGCCCACGCGGAATGAAATCATCCAATTCGCCGGTAATGCTCATTTCAAACGCCATCCGGAAATCCTTTAACGTCAAACCGGAATAATACCGTTTTAGTATTTCCGCCGTCCGAATCACCAAATATTGGCGGTCGCTTTCATCCTGTGACCTGTACCCAACATCTTTGCAAATCCATTTCAAGGCCGTTGCAAGTTCGGCCGCAAGTTCGGCGGCGTCGTATTCGGCAATGGTTTTCGCCGTGGACGCAAGAAATACGGCCTTTTCAACAGGTCCCAATGCACCCATAACGGCGGGAATCTTGACCATTTCCCGGCGTATCATAACGGCCGTTTTCTGTACCGGCCGAACGTCAATTTGGTTATTCTGTTCCATCGCTTAATCTGCCATATCTTGCAAATATTTAATTGCATCCGGTGACAATCCCGGTCCGGTTCCGCTTTTCCGGTGCAACTTGTTCTTTTCCTTATCGCCACGAATGAAATTCCGCGCGGTTGCAATCCAATCTTTCATTTTCTTGCCCTTTTGTGCGGACCAATCCGCAACGGCGTGGTAATAATAGACAATATCCACGTCGGCAAATTCCGGGGCTGTAAATTCGGCGGCAAACGCATTGTATTCGGCGAAACGGGAATTTTCGAACAGACACACGGCCGGTTCGGCGGTCCGGCGCGGCCGGGTAACTGTAACCGTTTCAAACGCAGGTTCGGTCGGGAACAAACCGCCGTCGGCGGCTTTATCTTCAATGCTCGGATTGGTAATGTTATAGTTATTATTTACCGGGTCCGTTTTCGGACTAATTGCCGGTCCGTTTTCGGTCTGTTCTCGGTCCGTTTTCGGACCGTTGGACCGGATTTGTTCTTTTTGCTTTCCCCAATCGGCACAACGTTTCGTGAACCTAACATATTTCGTGCGTCCCAACTTGGTTAATTCAACGAATCCCAACGCGGCCAATTCGGCAATGTTCTTGTAACACCTTTTCGCCACGCCAAACAATAACGGGAAATCGTCGGCCATCTTTTCGTCGGAATACTGATACCACACGAACCCGTCAATTGCAATTGTCTTGGTCCATATCGGCAACGTCATAAACGCGGCCAGCGTGGAAACATGTACCAACGAAAGGTCGTTGACAATCGCAAATTCTTGGTCTATATTCAAATTGTACGTCATTTTCCAAAAAAAATGCCCGACATTTCAACGACGCGTGGCGGCGCGTCATCTACTTTGCCGGGCTTTAATTTCCCATCTTGACAACCGCCATTGTCAATTATCTGCCACAAAGATAGTTATTTTTCTTTATCCGGCAATAGTAACGATAAATTTTGCGTCGGTGCAATTGCTTGGCGTATTTCCTCAATCCGCGTATCATTGGCAACCAACGAAACAACAGGATAACGGGACGACACGCCGGGTTTGTTGCTTTTGGCAAACTGTACCGACAAATCGAACACGGTTTGCGTAACCGTTCCGCGCATCATTTGCACACCGTCGAACGATTCCCGGATATTCCGGACGCTTGACGCCTTGCCCTTTGTGGAAAATTGCCATACGCCAACAATTCCACGGACGGCCGGAACAATGAATCGCAACGTTAAGACAATATCCCAATTTTCGGTCCCGCGTTTGGTCGGGTTGTTCTTTGCGATTTGTTCCATAATATCCGGGTACGCATCAGTCGAATATGGAACGTATTTTTTTCCGTCCCATATTTCGAACGTCCGGCCGTCACCCTTGGCAACCAATGCGCCCGCATTGTCGCGGTATTCATAACGTTCGTTGCATACCTTTTCCGGGGAATCATCCGGGAAAATGATTTGGATTGTTTGTGGCTTTTCGCCCAACGCTTGCGTGAACATCCCGGCATACTTTCCAGCCGGTATGAAATAATCCACGGAAACCGGGTATTCCTTGCCGTTTTGACCCATCTGTTTTTTGCCGATGTGCAACCGGCCGATTTCGGGCAATTCAAGGATTGCCACGCCCTGTTCGGGCCTGTAAATACGTCCGCCCATATTATTGATGTTTGTTGATTATCGTTGCACAATGTTCGCACACAATACGGTTTTTGTCCCGCACAACCGGGGCCAAATATATTGTTTCATCATCCGCAAATTTATGATTGCAAACAAAACAGGTTTTGGGCGTGTTTCGCATACCTTTTCGCGCATCAACAAATGTTTTGAAATTCATAAACGGGTGCGCGGTAAGAATGAAATATTGACGGGTAACATAATAGTAACCCTCTTTGCGTTTTTTCTCAATTGTGTACATTGTTACAATTCTTTTGGTGTTGATGGTTCGGAAAACGCGTATTTCTGTATTGCTTCCGCAAACGCGCTTTGTGCATTTTCCATCGCCTTTTTCAATTCTTCGACGTGTTCGGAACGGCGCATAAGTTGGGCCAATTCGGCATCCTCAATGTTGACATACCAAACCGATTCCGATGAATTGATATTACGCATTTCGGTTGCATCTTCCTTGGCCTTGCAACGCACTTTCCACGTTGTGTTCAATTCAACCAAACGCGTATTATCTGGTAATTGCTCAATAAGACGAACACGGTAAATGTCTATTGAATCCAGTCGCATACGATAAACCGGCGACCCAATTTGTAAATCCTTGACCGTCATAGTTACAATTCGATTTCATCGTTTAACAAATTATCCTTTGCCGCCTGTTCCGTTATCTGTTCCGGCGTGGGTCCGGTGGACTTGGCCGGTTCCGGTTCGTTTTCCCACGGCAATTTGTCCGTTGCGCCATCATCCGGTAATTTTTTCGGAATCTTCGTTTTAACGGGTTTTTCCGGTTCGGACGGGGTATTTACCGGTTCGGGTTCTTTCGTTGCTTTTACGGCTCGTTTACGGCCTTTTTGGGCGGGTTCCGGCGAATCCGTCTTTTCCGGGGCTTTCGCCGCCTGTTCGGGTGCGTCCTTTTCGGCCGCTTTCGTCTTGATAAGGTCGGCCAACGATAACGTCAAGATGTTGTCGGCAATCTTGCCGTTGTCAAGGTCCAAAACGCCGCGTACAATCGTCAACGTGTTATCCCGCTTTTCATCCTCAATCGTTGCCAACGCCAACAGGTACGGCAATTTCTTGGCATTCACGGAATCCGTTTGGTCTTTCAAATTGTATGTCGGGGCCTTGCGCCAATCTTTCGGCGAAAAGTTAAACACACGAGCAACCGGCATTTCCGGATAATGGACATTCCACATTTCACGGTACAAATGCAATTGCAATTCGTGTTCTTCGTAAAACCCTTTCCGGCCGCTTTTGAAATCCACGATTGCCACGAACGATTTTCCGGTTTTCGGGTCGGTCATAATGCACGGCAAGTCAAGGCAACCGGCATAATGGAATTTCGGATGATACAAACCGATTTCCACGGCCAACGGCTTTACGTTCCAATCCTTGAGGAATTGGGCGAACGCTAACACGTCCTTTCGTACTTTCGGCAACCATTCGGCAAACATCTTCTCGGGCAAGTTTTCCCGTTCCATATACGCCAACAGGGCGGCCGGGACGGAATCAAAGTCGTAACGGCGGTTGATAATCAGTTTTTCAAATTCGCCGTGCATAAACGTTCCATACGCGGCGGCCAAATCCCGCTTTTCCGTGGAACCATCCTTGCCGTTGGCAATCATCCAATCCAACAGGGCGGGCGCGGTCGGCATAACCTGTTTTAACAACGTCGTGACGGACGGGTAAAATTCCGGTTCCCCGGCATCGTTGAAGCGGTAATAATACCGGTGTCCGTCGGAATTGAGTTGGAACAACCGGTACGCGGGTTCTTTCAACGCATCAGCATTGAAATAAACGGCGCGGATTTCTTCAACAGTCATTCCGGGCGCGATTTCCTTTGCCTGTTCCTGTTCCGGTTCAGCCAATGCGGCCAACGCCGGGTCAATTGTCTTTTCTTCTTTCATTGTATCGCCTGTTAAATATTACATACCTTTCATTTTCTTGTAATCGTGCCAAAACATCGCCGCAAAGACAACGGAAATGGCAAGCGCAAAGAAATGCGCCGGCTTCCAAAAGATTGCAAAGACGGATAAAACCGCCATAACGGACCAAATTACGGCCCAAAACAAATTTACCTTTTTCATATCGTTATTCGTTTGAAAGTCCAAAAAGGAAATCCGCCGTGCATCCGGTCATTTCGCAAATGACGTTAACCCATTCAACGTTGATTCGCTGGGTTTTCCCGGCGCATAAACGCGTAATGTTTACTTGTTGCGCAACCGGCGTGGAATCGGGCCACAAACGCGCGGCAATGTTCTTTTTCAATACTTTGTTGCCCTGTTGCTTTGCGCGGGCAATCGCTTCTTCAATTCGCATCATAATTCATTTGGTGTTTTAATTGTTTCGCCACATTCAACGCAACGATAAACGTAATTATCAATGACGTAAGAATTGGGCGTGTAATAATCGCCATCTTTCAGTTCGTGGCCCTCTGTTTCGATAAACTTTAATTCGCCGCCACAATGCGGGCAATCCCCGTCGCCCATAATAGTAAGGGCGCAAAAAGCATCGAACACGTCCGACGGGATGGAATGGGATTCGTCGCCATACAGGTATTCAGCCAAGACGGCGCACACATTGGAAACGTATTGCGGGCCGGTTGCCGCCAATACTGATTCGCCCCAATTGTCGGGCGTGTCGTCAATCATTCCGGCATCAACGAAACGGGCGCAAAGTTCTACCGCCACGGTTTCGGGTTCAACGGGTGCGGCCATTCCGGCCGCAACCACATTCAAATTTTTGTCAATCTTGAATCGCATAACAGTTCCGGGAATCCGCCCGGTCGGGGTCTTAAATATATTCCTGTAAAATTGTATCTATTGCGGCAACGGCGCAATCCAAATTTGAACCAACGGTGCCATTTTCCTTAACCTGTAATTCAATGTCGGTTCCGTTTTCTTGGTCGAATTTCTTACGCATCGCCCATAACTTTTCGGATAACGAAATAAGGGTTGCCAATTCTTTCTTATTCAATTTTGTTTTCATATCGCTTTCGGTTTGGTGGGGCGGTTGCCCGCCCCGGTTTATTTTTTAGCAAATACATACATTTTCTTCGAAAAGGGTATTTGCCAGATATTCGGACATTTCAAACTCCCCGTCTGCATCAACATAAAATGTTCCCCGATTGATACCCATAGAATCATATTTTACGACAACTTTTATTTCATTAAGATTAGAATCCAAGCCTTTTTTAACAATGTTAATTTTCATTTCTATTGCGTTTATTTTGTTTGAGGAACCGGCCTCATCCGTTGGGTTATTTCCTTAACCCGGATACAAAGATAAGTATTATTTTCTAATTACCAAAAATATTTTCATAATTTTTTAAGTTTTTGACCAGGAACCCGAAAAACGAAAACCAAAAGTCCGAATCGGGCTACCAAAGAAAACAGGCGCCACCGACAAAACCTTAATTTTTCCGAATTTTCGATTTAAGGCACGTTTTGCGCAAAGATGGTGCGTTGGTCCAATTTCACGAGAAAGGCCGCCAAATCGCCCGATATTGGCCTATACGGGCCGAAAGCACAAACGGCCGACGTTTCGCAACGTTGGCCGTTCCTGTTACCATGTTAAACTGAAAAACTAAACGTGACAAAGATACGAAAAACCCGGGATAATTCCCGGGCCAATCGTTACTTGTATATTTCGGCGTTGATATGTTTATGAATTAGGGTGTTAACCGCCGTTATAGCCTGTTTGTTTTCGTTGTATTCCTGTTGGGTGCAATCTGCCACAAAGTTTTCGAACGTCTTATACAGGTTTTGCAACTGTTGTCCGGTCATTGTGTATCGTGCGCAACCGGATTCATCAATGATTCCTTTTTTGTGGTATCCGTGTTCTTCCATATCCCGGTTGGCTGCTTCCATCGTTTCCCGAATTTTGGAACAACATACGCCGTGTTCATCTTGGTAATTAGCAATGTATGCCGTGCGGCCGTTCAACCTAATTTCATTTATGCGACCATTGCGGCGCGTCTGTTCGTTGTAATAATTTATGGACATATTCGATTGGGATTGTGGGGCCGGTTGCCCGGCCCCGGGTTCAACTATTCAACAACGGTAACAACGTGGGTTACGTCCATCGCCTTTCCGTTTGTTCCGGGCTTTCCGGCCTTGCGCCAAGCAACCAAGCGATATACGTTGCCGGTTAAGGTTACTTTGTAATCATCGAATTTATAGATGTTTAACAAAAAGTTAATGCGTTCGTCAATCCATTTTGCCGCGTCCACGAATCCGCGATGGTTGCGAACCTTTCCCCCGATAATGGTTTGTACCTTTGCTTTCATTTCGTATTTGGAATTTGTGGCCCGGGTTTCCCCGGGCCGGGGTTACTTACTTTATTTTTTCTTCCATTTGTTTAATTTTCTTTTCGGCCAATTTCATTGATTCGGCAAGCGTTTTGGTTGGATATAACGTTAAATTATTCATTGAACGCTTGGCGTTTTTCCAAGTATAGTGGACCGTAAAGATTTCACTAACCAAACCCAATGTTCCGAAATTAACCGGGTTGTCGTAAATTGTGTGACTGATGGAAAGGGCGTAACGGTTTGTACCGTTTGTTTTCTTAACTGAATAAACCAAATTCGTTGTGTATTCCATAACTTTTGTTCTTTACCGGGAACCGGCCCGGGCCGTGGGTTTCATTATCGAACCCGGGTACAAATATAGTGCTTTCCTCTTAAAACCAAAAAATTTTTTTAATTTTTACGAAAAAAAGTGCATTTTTCTTGAATCCGAGTGCAAGATTTCGGCCCAAACCGGGTATCGTGAAAAGCCAACGCAAAACAAAAAGAAATAGGGAATTTCGCCAATCGCCGAATTTTCCCTATCTTTGTTGCGTCTTTTTACCTCATCGTATCGCCCACATCGGTATTTTGACCGCCCCGCCGGGATTCGTCCGGGCGGGGTTTTTGCATCCATCAACGGTTGTGCGGATTCCGCACCCGCATCTTGGCCGCCAATTCCGGCCGATTCTTGCATAAATAATCGTATTGGTACAATTCCCCGTAAAAGCCGGTTTCCAATTGGTAACGGTCCATCGTTTCCGGGTTCAATTCGATGCAAGATGCGTAAATTTCTTTACGGACGTCCAAATGCAAGGCCCGTTCAAATGTTGGGTCAATGTACAGGTCGCCAACCTTAACAAAGGCGTGTTCGATAGATAACAGGCCATCACAATACGCGAAACCCTCAACATATCGAACTGGGGCCGTCGTCAAAGTAAACGCACCAATCAATCGCACCAATTCGGCCGCGTTCCTGTAACACTGTTTTTGTTGTGTCTTGTAACCAAGTTTTTTGAACAGGAATTGCAATTGTTCCGGCGTAAACGCATCCCGCATCCGGACACATTGGACCGGCCGCGCGTCGTTGGCCTGTTGGTCGAACCACGCTTGTTATTCCGGGTTCCAACCCAGTGAAGCCCGGGCGCGTAACTCTTGGATGATTATATTTGTTTCCATAAAGTTTATTTTATATAACAATTGGGATTTTTCGCCGGTTCTTCAATTGTATTGCTTTCGCCCGCAAGTTCGCACGAATGCAATTCCCGACCCCAATATTGCCAACAAATAAAATGTTTACATTTATGCGCAATACATTTGCGTTCAACATCCGTATATGGTTCAATTTTTTCCATCTTATCGCAAATTCGGGATTGTCTTTTCGCCGCCGTCCTTTTCCGCAATGGCAACGATAATAGCCGCGTTCTTTTCATCTTTCGGTACAATGACGTTGGCGTATTTGTCCCAGCAATCGAATAGGTAATAAACCGGGCGCGGTTCGTGCAACATCAACCCGAAATGGAATAGTTCGGGCCGCCGTTCTTGTTTGAACGCGAACGCCAATACCTTGCAATCGTCCCATTTCCGGCCCTCTTTTTTGATGATTTCCCGGTACATTTGTTTCCGGGTCGCTTTACTTGATTTCTTGGCCATAATCCTTTCGGTAATTTTCAATCGCCATCCGGGCGGCCGCCGCCGGGTTGGAAAATCTATACTTTTGCATACTTGTTTTTGCCTAAACGTTTATACTTATTTTCAATCTTGAATGTCTTAATGAACAATCGTATTTGCTCATCCGTGAACGTGGGTAAATCCCATTCCCGAAATTCGATTGCGTCGCCTTGGCGGTCGCCGAAATTGCGCAACCTGTGCCATTGTCCATATCCGTTACCATCCCTTAAAAACACCCCGACAATGTACCCATCCGGGATGTTCTCAATTTGCGCCATCATAGCCCCAACAATTTTTTATAAAATTCGAAATTCTTTGTTTCAACCCGCCCGTCGGCGTTGTGTTTGTTTGCGTAATTGGTGGCAAATTTGTACCAATCTTCGTAACAGGGCGGGCAAAACCAACGGTTGAGAACGGCAACATAATAACCTTTTCCCCAATGTGGTTTGCCGCAATGGTCGCATATATTGCCGCAACCTATTTTCTGCATTTCAAGGGAATCAATTTCGATAACCTTAAATCCTTTTTCATTTTCAATAATCTTTGCCATCTTGCTTTCTTTTTTTTGTGTACCGGTTGCCCGGTTCCGGACGGTCCAACGGGTTTTTGGAAACATCAACAAACGTTAAGGGATTCCCGAATTTGAATTTTTGCATATCAGTTTATTTGATGGGTTTAACAATCGTTCCCGGACGCCACAAACCGCGTTTCTTGGCGTATTTCGTGGCCGTCTTTTCATCCTTTGCGTAAATGACCGCCCCGTTTATGTCCCAACTTGGCAAATCCGTTTTGGATATGGGCTTGACGTAAACTTTGGACGGCCCCGTGTCGAACAACTGGTTGTCCATCGCGGCGGCCATCATCATTGTTGCGTCCGCCAATAATTGAAATCGTGCCTTATTCATAACGCATATTTTCATAATACAAAAACGCCCCGTATTTCAACCCACGTTTTGCCCCCGTGGATTTACTTTACAGGGTATTAAATTTCGTATCGGTTGGGGCAAACAACCGTTCGTTGCAAACGATAGTAATTTTTCAATGAACGTAAAAACTGACACGTATTCCACGGCGCAATTTGCAAACGCATTTGCCATCCATACAGGCAAAGGCCCGGTCCAAAAGACGGTTGGTTAATTCGATGTCGTCAACTATTTTAATAAGACCCGAAACTCCAACCAACGTGTTTATTTTCTTGCCATCGTACAGGCCGGAAACCTTGATTTTGTAATTGCCGTTGATTTGACGGGTTGTGTATTTCAACATTGCCATAACTGTTGTTGTTTCAATCGCGGAACCGGCCGCGTCCGTCGGGTTGTCATATCAACCACGGCACAAAGGTAGTTATTTATTTTTAATTTCCAAAAGTTTTTTTTATATTTTTTTAGGTTTAAGCCAAAATAAGTTATTTTTTTGCATTTCTTCGATTTAAGACACTTTTACGGCGCGGATGATAAGTTGTGCCACCCGTTCCGCACAAGCCCGGGAAATCGCCTAAAAACGGCCAAATCCGGAATGAAACGAAAAAACCGCCCCTATCGGGACGGTTAACAGGCCGAAAACCTATTGTTGCGTATAAGAATCTGTCGGTTTGTGCAAATATCGTTATTTTTCGATTATGACGTGTTCAATTCCCATTATTTTCGTATGCGGGTTTTTGCTTACAACATCCAATTGCCGGTTCTTTACTTTGTTGGTCCGCCACAAAAAACCAAGAAACCGTTTGTATTGGACCGATTCGGCAATAACCAACGAATCCCGGTTTGCCAATGTTCCGGTAAATTCCTTTTCGGTCAACAGGCCGTCGAAATCAAACCACGCATCCCCGCAATGAACCGCCACGGCTGGAATCTGTACAGAATCCCGGACAACCACGGTATCGCGTGGAATGGCCCGCAAATCAATGATGGTTTGGGATTGCGTTTTGTTCACGGCGGCCAAGTCCCGGTTGCGTTGTTTCAACTCTTTAATCAATGCCGCATCGTCGGCCCGGAACCGTTCAAATTCCTTTACGGTCAATTCAAGCGATTGCACCCGGGCGGCGTTCAAGGAATCACGGATTTTGTATTGCTCGACGTTCAACAACAGGGATTCCGTATTGCGTTCATACCTGTTGCGCTCGCTCTTAATTCGACTGACTGACACACCTTGCAATGCTATTACAACGAGTACGGCGGCCATAACGGCCGCCACAATCAAACGCCTACGCATTTGGCGTGTATGTTAGTTCAGATTGCCCCACCTCGCGGCTCAACTTAAGCGTATATTTGCCGCCCATAATCTCCACAAACGAATGTACCTCACTTTCGGTGTACTCGATTTGTACAAAGTGTAGTACAACGCCTTTTATATGCACTCGCGCAACGTTGTGAATCGGGTCTGCATTAACCGCGTCGATAAACTCATCAATCGCAACTTGTTCGTTTACTACCAAACGCCCGTTTTCCTCGGTATCTTCAACCTCGACATCGAAAATGTCCTCATTTTCTTCAATCATATTACGAAGCAACGGAACAATAGATAATCCGGATTGTGTTCCTTGACTTTCCACCCACCTTGTGAGGTAGTCTAATTTTTCATACTTGGTCATAATTTTTAATAGTTATAAATAATTTGTTTTCGCCCCAATAGGGCATATAATTACAGTTTTTTAATAAATTCAACATACGAATCCGCCAATTTGTCGCGGAAATCCTCGGCCATCAACAACCGGCAATCGCTTTCAGTATCCATAAACAGGTTTTCAACCAATATTGCCGGGGCTTTCGTGTGTTTGAGGATATAAAACCCGGATTCCTTATCGGGGTCGCCGTCGGCCATATCCTTACGCATTTTGATTTCGGGGAAATCCTGTTGCAATCGCTCAATCAACTTTGTTGCAATCGGGTCGGCCTGTGTTTGTCCGGGCGACGTGTACACCTCAAAGCCGGTTCCGCCGCCGGCGTTGGCGTGGATGCTCACAACAACGCAATTGCCACCGCATCGGTCAAACCACAGGTTGGCACGCTTGCAACGTTCTTCCAACGATACGTCGAACGTTTCCGGCACCAACTTGACCGCACGTATTCCGGCGTGGGAACATTTCAATATGATACGGCGTACCATATCGCGGTTAAATTCCCATTCGAATAGTTGCCGGCCGTCTTTCCACACCGGCGAACGTTTGCCGGGCGTTTCTTGGCCGTGACCATTATCTAATAATATGATATTATCCATTTTTCGTAAAGGGTTAAAGGGGCGGCCGAAACCGCCCCCGGTTAATTACTCATTCTTTTTCAATTGATTCTTTTCCGGAACCTTGAACAAACGTCTGCTCGAATTTTTCGCCTATTGTGTCCTCCACTTTATGCCGCATGAACTTACGAAGCCAGCGGAATATTGGATGATTCGATATTACGGCGGCATTTTCCAAAAACGACCAAAACTCCACACCGCACGCAAAAGCGGCAAAGAAATTCGCCAATCGCAATCGTTCTTTACACAACGCCGCATCTAGCATTTCCGCAAGGATTATTCCTACCATGATGAACACAACCTTATATATCGTGCGCCACGCCTTTATTGATTCAAAGGCAAAATGTTCGCCGTTCCTGCGAGATACGACTGCCGATTTCCATACTCCGGTCGTAAAATCCACAATTTCAAAAATTACGACACAAACGAATAACGGGAATAATGATTCGCATAAGACACCCATTGCACCAGCAATTAAGCCGGAAACAATCTTTTCTTGATATATATTATACATACCGATACTATTTTGCAATCAATGCCTTTAACCCATTTGCGCAATCAATGCCTTTAACTCATTTACGGCCGCGTTTAGCTGCTTCAAGGTCACCACATCATCTTCATCGCTCGCGTCTCTTGCTTTCAACGTTCCCGTTGCCGTTCTTCGCGCAACTGCCAAATTTACAACGCTTGTGTCCATCAAAACGGTAGCCATACCCGGTTTATCATCCGGCTTCGCATAAAGTTTCGTTTTTCCCGTTCCACCACTTGACGATATTAGCTTAATGAAATTGTCCAAATTGTAATCGCCGATACGTATATGGCTAGTATCTGCAAATGTTTCGAAAACCGGTGTTTCACCGCTATAAGAAATACCTATAAGACTTTCAACATGTCGATTCGTACCAAGGCTATACTTGAATGTCAGATTTGAATAGCCATACTTCATATAGCATTGTGAAATAAAATTGCAATGTTCGAATCCGATGCAATGAACTTCAGTTGGCCAACCGCTATATCTGCATTGGAATAAATAATTACAATAGCTAAATCCCGTATCGGCACCGCTTTTATCATTGCTGCGGTCATTTCCATCACACTTACAATTATACAAATGGTCGCAATTCCTAAAGCCATAAGGAATTACAACATGCGGGGTGCTAACCGCTGTCACATATACATTTTCCACATAGCCGAATCCCTCAATGGCGGTATTGTTAGCCGTCATCTTAATAGTTAAATTCTTAATCTTGCATCTTGCGTGACCTTTAATGCCATATCTAGTTTCCAACGTCGCACCGCAAAAATCAATTTCAAGAATATTTGAATTGACTATTATAGCACCAGGTTCATCGTTATATATGGTACCAAATGCGTCAACATATTTTACGACATCTCCGAGATTGACCGCTAATTGCCCTACAATATCAAACGTAGCATAATCTGGAATACCTATATTATTACGTGCTTGCGCTTTTTCATCATTGGAATGCCACTGTTTAAGATAGCTTACGGCATTTACATCCGGAACATTGGACGGGATAGTAATGCCCCACCATCGGCTATCATACATCATAATTGCAATTTCGTGTTCCCCAACTTCTAAAGCATTGAAATTAGGATATACTCCTTTTTCCATCGCCAAATAACAGACTTTTTGGTCTGGTATACCCGGAACTGTACCGGGTATCGCGGCACCCATGAATTGATAGCCCTTTCCCAACGCATCCACAATCGCCACCAATGTTTGTTGCAATATATCACCCGTAATTTCTTCATTGCCATTTGCTTTGATTGCACTACGAATCGAAGCCTTTAACAATTCGTTATTAGCCATAATTAAAACACATTAAATACTTAACTATAATCGTTGTTGAAATCTTTGTTAAAATCGCCTGTTGGTTGAACATAACCACGGCCGATTTTCTTTGCAACGGTTGCCGTATCAAATTCGGCTTCCACGGCGGCCACGTCGCCATTATCTTCCCAATCGGGCGTAATTAAGAACGTGTCAAGATTGTAAATTTGGCCGTTCTTTTCAATGTGCGCGTAATCGGCCATCCTAATAAACCGCATTACATCCAACAGGTATTCGGACGCAAGGAATGAAAACCGGTAATGTTTTTCGGAAATCTGTTTTATCGGGAAAAAGTAACCATCCCGGGTTTCGCCCTCTTCTTCAAACGGATATTCCGGCTTGGCAATATCCGCTTGTAAATACAAGACATTCCGAAATTGCGTACCATTCGTATATTTGTAAACAATTGTACCGGCATCCATTCGGAAATCCTCAACATCCCACCATTCCAATTTAAGATAACCGGAAATGTCATTTACAACCGTGAACACCTCGGAATACCACGTTTGCACGCCATCGCCCAATTCAATGTAATATTGTCCATTTTCCATTTGAGGAAACCTCGGCAATTGCCCGCCATAAACGATTACGTCGTAACCCTCGGCAACAAATGGTTTAACGGCAAATCCAAATTCGTCAATTCGAACGCTATAATCGCCCACTAATTCGCCGGTTTTTGTGTATATTTTGAGCATTTCAACGGGGCGCACGATTTCCGTAAAAGAATATATTTCGCCCGAATATTTGCTGGCATTTGCGTTCCTTACCTGTACACAAATCGACCGTGTTCCGGCCGGCAAATTCCATATACCGGTATATGATTCGTTTTGCCCAATGGACGGGTTGAATGTTCCCAATACTTGCGTTTCGCCTGAATCATACGCAACGGCCATTACACCGCCTGTATATGGCGCGGGAACCTCGGACAAATAAACTTTGTTGCCGGTTATGTTGTCGAATTGGTCAACCCATAATCCGGTTGTCACGTCCTGTTTCCAATCCCCTTGCGCGGTCAAATATCCTACGTCCCCATCGTCGGAATACAAACGGGTTTGAATTTCCGATGTACGGTGGTCGCGTATCAACTGAAATGGCAACAGGAACCCCGCCGGGGTAAATAACGGGTAAATCCTGTTGTATATCCACCATTTCCGGGCATTCTGTTGCTCAATGGATGTGTACCACGGCAATACGGATAAATTGTTATTCGGTATCATACTTTAACGTCGTGTTTGCGTTCCTTGACGACAAATTTACGGACATTTTCTGAATTGTCCCGTTGCCAAGTCCCGTTTTAATTAAATTGAACATATCCGGTTCCTTTAAGACCGGGAATTTGATGGTTTGTGTTTTCAACTTTTTAATGCCTTGCACCACTTGTTCAACGCCATTTATTTCCACATTCCTCGCTGGCATATCGAACATATAATACCGTTGCAAGAACATAAATGAAACCCACGCATTTTGCAAAATATGGTCCGTTCCATCCAAGTCAAAATTAACATACGGCAATTTGTACGTAATGCCATATATTGCATTCAACGTTCCGGTGAAATTCGTTACAGAATTATACATTATAATAAACATTTGCGTAACCTTGAACGTAAATGAATATATCGTGTTTGCCTGTTCAATCGTACCGATTTCTTCAAGTTCTGCAATCGCATCCGATTGCGCAATTTTTGTATTTCCTGACGAGCTCTGAATATTTATCGTTATCGTTTGCCCAAGGAATTGACGCAAGTCAATTTCATTAAATATAATTCCAGACGTTGGCGTACCGCTTTTCGTAATTGGTTCTTCCAAATAATTTTCATTCTTTCCGGCAAGCAATACGAAGCCATCTTTGGATATTTCGCCGGGATTCAACAAGATATAATCCACGTCGGACGTAAATTGCGACACATCAATTTGTTCGATGTTGTCCGGGGTAACGTACTTGGAAATAATATCTATCGGGTATCCGTCGAAAAGTTCCGTAACATCGTCCATCCATCCGAATTGATAACGGGCCGCCATTTCCGGTTTGTCAAATTCGTATTGGTTGCGGGCATACGCCCACGGTTTTCCGTTCCGGGTCACAATCTGTTTCGTCAAATTTATTCCAACAAGAGGTTCTCCCATATATGTACCGCCGCGCATAAAATACGATATATGCTCGATACAGAACCGGTTTTGTTTATCAACGAACCAATAACAACGGAAACAATCGCGCAACATATCCGTAATGCGTTTTAATGTTATCGGGGCCTTTTGTGCCGGTTGGTCATAACCGGACGAAATGACATTTGATTTTGGCGTAATGAACAACCGTTGTTTAATACCTGTAATTGGGTTGGTATCATCATACAGGAATTGGGAATAATCCGTTGTTTCGTCGTGTGTAATTCCGGGCGCAATCTTTGCCAACAAAACCGATATAACAGACCAAATCGGGAACGCATCTTTTAACGTGTATTCCTTGCGCCAATGTTGTTCCGTTATCCAATCGAATACGTCAAAGACGAACCAAAACGATATGCGGGACCACGCCGTCCGGGCAATTGGGTACGCGTCGCCAAAACCAGCGGTTGCGGGTATTCCGGGGTCATAATACAATCCGGGTTGATATATGCCCCATTTTGTTGGTGTCGTTGTAAGGTAATCCGAAATCCAAATCGTATTCGGGAAATAATAACCAATTACACGGGAATAATTACGGTTGTTTTCGACAATATCGTCATTCGGAATGGGATATGTATCCAATTCCAATGCCCGTTCAACGTCTGTTACATATCGCGCAAATACCGACGTGTCGTGAATGTATAATTTAACAGTTCCCGACGCGCCCGCGTCCGAATTTGGGGCCAATTCAATTTCAATCGGGTATGTCTGTGGTTTTTGATTGCCGAAAATTGCTTGCCACATTACCATACCGTCTGAAATACGAACGATTTGGAACTTTTCGAACGTAGCACTAGTTGCACGATAGTAACTATGTAAAAACTTGTATCCGTCTTTTGTGTATTCCGTTGTGCCGGTTCCGGAATACGGTTCGCCAAAGTATATTTCCGGGATAGTTGGGGTTCCCTGTTGTGTTACCTCTACAATTCGGGCCGTTTTGTTCTTGGAAAAATGGTATGTGTCTTTCAATGCGCTTTCACTTGTCACGGCGTCACATTCTTGTTCCCACCACATACCAGAAAGGAAACAACCGATAACCGTTTGGCCCGGGACGTAAACTTGAATCATTGGCCGTTTATCCAACTTGACGGGTTGAATTACCGGGGCCAAATCAATCAAATTGTATTCCTTATCCATACCAGCCAAAATCACGTTGTAACGGTCGTTTACGTTCGGCGTCACAATCGCGGTTTGGTCGTCCTCATTAAATGCGCAATCGGTTTTCCAAAATTGCCCGGACCAATAGACGGCCCACGTTTGGCCGCCATCGTATGAAATAGATATTACAATGTCAAATTGCGTGTCGAACGCCTTTGACCGAATAAACAAGTAATCGTCTTTTTGGAACGTCAATTTGCCGGACAGTTTGCCCCGGTAAAATTCTTGGTTCTGTTCCAACGCGTAATCAATTGCCAAATCGTCCTTATACACGGGGAACGCTTGGCGGGTATCATTTCCGGCGGAAAGTTGAAACCTATAAATCGGGTTCATTTTTTATTTAGTTTTTATAAATCTTGCGGGTCAAATTCTTGTACCGAATAACGGTGTTTCCTTGGCCGTCCACGTATTGGGTGCGGTCGCCCTGTTGGCGGATTGCGGCAACGTCCTTTTCAAGCCCGGAAACATCCGTATTTCCGCCGCCAACCAAACCAACGGCATAACCGCCCATTGCGGCATTTGCGCGTTGGTATTTGTCCGCAAACGTGCCATTGTTAAAAGCATTGATTACGTCCGGAATCAAATGGCCATAACGGCGGGAATTTCGCTTGTTAATGACGGCAAAGTATTCGCCGCCCTCTGCCCGGCGTCGGGTTCCGTCCGGCTTTGTCCCCAAGTCAATGTCGTGGCCGCTTGCGTGGGAACCGCCTTGCAACAGTTCAACCGTACCGTCGCCATACGCTTCCGATACGCCCGCAACTTGTGCGGCCTTTACTTTTGAAACAGCAAAAGACCCCCACAATGTTGCCAATGCCGCAATTGCTAAAGCCAAGCCCAAAGGCGCGGGTTGTATTGCCGTAAATCCTGACCAAATATTTGCGCTTGCCGTAATCAACGACGACGTTTGTGTTATTGTATCAATAGCCAATTGGGCCTTTTGCGCCTTTTGCTTTTCCTTAATTGCCATATCTTGGTTTTTCTTTGCCAAGTCCAATTCCTTTTGCGCGGTCGTTACCTCATTGGCATACCCGGCGTTCCGGGCTTCAATTTCGGCGTCCAACGTGCGTTGCGCGGCATCAACTTGGGCGTTCGCCGCATTAACGGCCGCTTCCGCCGCCGCGTTCCAAGAATCAACCAACGACCCGATGGATTCTTTTACAGAATCAATGGCCGTATTCAATGCGTCCTGTTGTTCCGAATCCAAACCAATACCCAACAATTCATACATATTGTTGTATGGCAATTTCTTGGATTCTTTTTCAATGGCCGCAATCGTGTTTTCAATCGCCTTTCGTTCCTGTTCGGTCATTTTCAATCCGGCGGCGTCGTCCAATTCTAATATCTTTTGCAACCGTTCCTTTTCCTGTTGCAATTGGAATTGGGTTTTTTGGCGTTCGTTGGTATCTAACAAAGCAAATTCCGACGCGCCCAATTTCTGTTGCGCATCCAACAACGCCAACGCCCGCTTGGACGTTAATTCGGTTGTTTGCTTCAATATGATGGCGTCCCATTTCTTGTTAATATCCGCTTCATTTTGTCGTACATCGGCGTTCAATTGGGCGTTTTGCGCCAATTCAATGTCGCGTTGTTTTTTTAACAACTCAATCGACAAATCAACCTGTTCTTGGGACCCCTCACGTGTAGCGTCCAATTGCAATTGAATCCGGGCAGCATCGGCATTTAATTGGTCAACGGAAATTTGTTCGTTTAATTTCGAAAGTTCTTGACGGTATTGTTTGCCATACAGTTCCAATTGCTTTATCATTTCGTCCCGTTGGGTCGCGGTCAAATCCCGTTCGTTCGCAAGGGCCGTTTGTAAATCGTTGATACGACGTTTATATTGCGTTTCAAGTTCGCGGCGTTGCTTTTCCGCGCCGTCCGCCATCAACGCAATTTGGATGTCCTCGGTTTCCCGAATGGCGGCCACGTTCAACGCCATATATTTGTTTTGCAAATCTTGCAAATCTTGGTTGTACTTTACTTGAATGGCTTTTATTTGGTCATTCAAAGCCCGGCGGGCCTTTACGGTCAAATTGGTTTCGGTCTTTAACCGTGTTTGAACGTCTTGGATTTGGCGTTGGGCGTTTGCTTTCAATTGGACGGATTCACGCTTGTAAGAATCGGTTATTATCGCAATGCGGGCGTCTTGCGACGAACGCAACACGTCCAATTCAGTCTTGGCAATATCTTGTGATTCCTTGCGGCGTTGGGCCAATTGTGCGGCGCGGTCCGTGGAAATTTGCGCACCCTCTGTTTGCAAGTCAACGGCAATTTGAACGGAACGGCCGTAATTGTCAATTTGGCCTTGTACAGCTTCAATTGCTTTTTCAATCTTTGTGTTCTCAACCTTTCCGTCCAAATCAACATCCACGCGCAAACGATTCTTTCCGGCGGCTTGGGCCTGTTGCAATTCCAAAAGCGTTTTTCGCAATTGCTCAACCTTGGCGCGGTTCGCTTCCAATCCGGCAACCTGTTCGCCATATATTTTCATTTGTTTGTCGTGGGCCTTGACGCGTTCGTTGTAAATTTCATCTTCCAACGCCCAGGTTTCTGATATTGACGCGTTACGGGCCTTGGCCACATCCAATTCGTTTTGCAACGCTTGGATTCGTTCGTTATTGACCCGGCTTGCCGATTTGGCGTATTCTTCCATATAGTCCAATTGGGCGGCCGTCGCTTTGTTCAATTTGGTTTGTTCCTTTGCGGCCCTGTTGGCCCCGGCGGCAAACGCTACCAGTGCGCCCACAACAGTAACCAACGCGATTGCCAAAAGAACATAAGGATTGGCGGCGGCAACGGCATTGAATAAGCGTTGCGCGATGGTCGCGCCGGTCGTGGCGACAATGTTCTTTTTCTTGGCGGCCGCGTCCAACTGTTCGGCTTTGGTTGCCGCCTTTGTTTGCAATGTACGAATACCGGTCATTAAGTTGGATTCCCTTTGCAACGCGTTTTGTACAGCCGCCAATCCGGAAACGATGCCGATTGCGCCGCCCAAATCCTTTTGCGCTTCAGTTGCCGTTTCGGATGTTGTACCCATCAACGCCATTGTACCCGTAACGGCCGCCATACCGCCGGACGCGGCGGATGCCGCGCCCATTGTCGCGTCCATCGTTTTGGTACCGGATGACATCGCCACAACCTCTTTTTGCGCACCCATCATCGCGTCTTTCAATTCGCCCGCCCGTTGGGCCATCTTTTGGTATTCTTCCGAATTTTGTTCCCCGTTGGTTTTCAACAACACCATTTGTTGAATCAACGACGTTAATTCCATCTTCAGACCTTTTGCCGCATCGCCATAATTGCCGACGTTCAATTGGTGTTTGCCGGTCGCTTCTTGCAACCGCTTCATTTCCTCATAAATGGCGGCGGTTTCCGCTTCCAACGCCCGGCCCGATTCTGTACCTTGACGCTCGGCGGTTGACATCTCGTTAAGACGTATTTTGTTCAATCGGTATTGGGCCGATAACCTGTTATATGACCCCTCAACCGACGTATTTATTTGGGTAATCAGTTTGTCAATTTGGGCCGATTCCTTTTTGGCGGCGGCGGCTTCCGCAAACGCTTGGGTCACTTTCCATTGGGCGGTCGTAACGTCACGATATTCGGCAACCAACTTTTCGGATTGTTCGGTTGCTAATTGAATGTTTTTGCGTTGTTCTTCGCTTGCGCCGGACACGTTTTGCATACCCTTGGCAATTTCAGCGGCCGCTCCCTGTATTTTTTGTTTTGCCCCGTCGTACTTGGTAATCAATTCGTCCAATTGGTCCATCAAATTGGTTATCGAATCGTCTGGCGTAATCAAATCGCGGTAATAAATTGGGTTCGGATTGTCCATAATATTTATTTTCGTTAAAAATCCGTTTTAACGGCATTTTGTTTCTCAAATGATAAATTACACATCCCGGGTTGTTATCGCTTAAATTTGGCCCGTTTCTGTGCCTTTTCCGCCTGTTTCGCCCTTTCCTTGACAAAATCGAACGCGTTGTAAAATTCCAAAACGGAATATTTCTTGGGTTCGACGTGCAATTGTTCCGACAATACCAAACAAAGGTTTTCAAATTGTCGGTCAAACTGTATTTCCACGCCATCGGAACCGGTAAACATTTTCGGGTTGGAATAGGTAATTAACGCCGTCGTCAATTTGTCAACGATTTCCGCACCCGCCGGGTCGTCAACCCCCGCCACAATCCCGTTCAAGATTTCCAACGTTCGCTTGCGTAAAATGTCGTAATATTCTTTCACGTCCGAATCGTTGAAAAGGGCCGGGAAATACAATGTTAATTCCCCGTCAATTTTTTTTTTGACCGCTTCCAATTGGGCGGTCAATTCGCTTTCGGGAACGTCATTCAACTTTTCCGTAATGGCGGCCAACGCATCGTCCCCAATGTCGGTACAATCTTGGCCATCAAT